GCGCGTCGGTCGCGAGCGCTCCCTTGCAGATCAGCGGGCCGGCCTGGCTGGCGCACCCGAACGCGGTCTGCGGGCCGGACCATCCGGCGTAGGAGAGGATCCGGGCGTGCCGTGCGTCGGTGCCTTCGCCGGCGGCGGCCGTCGACCCGACCAGGTAGTGCGACGCGACGCGGGGCGCCGCGATCGGGTAGTCGTACAGGGCGACGTTCGACAGCCGCGTGTGGACCGACAGCACGTTGCCCATCTGCGCGACCGGGTTGCCGGCCCCGGTGATCTCTCCGCCGATCGACATGACGCTGGTGGCGAACGATGACAGGGTCAGCGGTGAGCCGAGGACGTGGGTGAGCACGATCACGTCGTCGAGCCAGACGGTGATCGTCTCCTGGTCGACCCCGAGGGTCATCACGACGTGGTGGTCCTGGTTCAGCGTGACCGGTCCGAGGTACTGCGCGAGATTTCCGCTCGGGCCGTTGACGTTGATCGACCCGACCGAGCCGCCCTGGACGATCAGGCTGAATCCCTGCAGGAGCGGGGCCTGCTGGTTGACGATGACGATGGGGTCGACAGCGGTCGTCGTTGAGAACCACGCCTCGACCGTGAAGCCGCCGACTGGGTTGAGGAACGGTCCGACACCGGCCGACCCGATGAGGAAGCAGCCGCCGTCCTGGAAGGAGTTCGCGGACGTCGCGGCACCCAGGATCGAGGTGCCACCGTCGCCGAGCGGCGCCAGCAGCGTTGCTGACCCGAACGTCGGGGACAGCGGCACGAGCTTCGACAGGATCAGTTGCCCGTCGAGCTGCAGCGTCGCGGATGCGTTCGCGATCGACGTCGACCCGGCCGCTTCGTGCATCGGGTAGTACGCGACCGGCCCAGCCAACAGGACCTCAGCGTCATACGCCGAGTCCAACGTGATATTCGCCAACGCCGCGTAAGCATCCACCCCGACGAAGTTCCCCACCCCGAACCCCGGCGAGTTCCAGGTCTGCGGCCACCTCTCAACGAACCCCGTCCACACCGGGTACGGCGTACCCGCCCACGTCGCGAGGAACTGGACCGGGGTCTCCGGCCGGACATTCGGGTAGTGCGCCGACACCGTCTCGAACGCTGAGACAGCCGCAGCGACCATCTCGATATTGCTGATATACCAGGTCGTCACCCCGGTCGTCGCGCCACCGGAAGTGATCCACGCCAGCCGGACCGTCCAGGCGTTCACCGGTGCGGTCTTGTTCTCGACCAGGCAATACCCGGTCGTGCCCGTCACGACCGCCGGCGACCCGAGCTGCGTCGAGATCAGCGTCCCGGTGATATCCAGCCACTGGATCTCGAGCAGCGCGCTGACCGTCGGACCCTGGTTCACGATCTGCGACGCGAACGAGTAGACGACACCCGGCTTGACCAGGAACCCGCCGACCGTCGCGACCTGCGACAGCGACGCCAACGATCCCGGGATGACGACCTTCAGCGAGCAGCGGTTCGGCCCGAGCTTCGACGTCGTGTCCCGGCTCAACGTCGCGCCGGACACCGCAGCGAACTGGAACGGGACCGCACCCGACACGCAACCCGGCGCCGCGACATCAGGCGTCAACAGGTTCGCGTTCAAGCCCGGCCCCGGAGCGAACTGCCCATCACGGTTGTCGAGCTGCCCGGTCATCGTCGACGACTGGTACTGACCCTGCTCGTACTGCCGGCCACGTGGGGAGATCGCCAGCGACCGGTTCAGATAGGCGACCGGCGTGTTGTACGACGGGGCCAGCTGGTTCGGTGCCTGACCGAACCCGAACATCAGGCTGATCAGCGGACAGTTCGGGTTCGAGCCCCCACCGATGATCGGCATTAGACGGACATGGACGGGTCGAACGGGCCGCGACCGTTACGCCGGTAATACTGCTGCGCGTGGGTCTGCAGGTGCGTGAGCAGGACCTGACCGTCGAGCATCACCTGCGTCTGGATCGGCTGCATGTGCGTGACCCCGGTCCGCGCGGCGAGATAGGACCCGGCGGCGGAGGAGTAGGCCGGGGTGGGTGGCGCGACGTAGTTCCCGACGGCTCCGGCGGCGCGGCGTTCCCGTGCCAGTTTCGCGGCGATCGCCTTCGCGAACGCGTCGGTGAGGGACTTCGCGAACTTCTCGAGCTGCCCGGCGGTGATCGGGAGTCCTTCGATCGGTCCGGACGGGTTGACGATCCGCATTTTCGCGGCCTTGGCGTGCGCCTTCCGGGCCGCGCCGGTCACCGCGTCGGTCATCGGCGAGAAGCCGGCGCCGCCCGGCTGCCCGGCCATGTTCTGCAGGAACGACAGGCTGTCCGGGTTCGACTTGACCTGCGCGCCGCCGGGTAGCTGCACGATCTCCGGGCCCTGCTCACCGACGACGTACAGGCCGGTTTCGTCGGCGGTCCCGCCACCCGCGAGGTACTTCTTCACCAGGCCACCGCCCGGCAGGTGCGACAGGATCCCGGTCACATGCCCGAGCGCGCCGGTGATGTCGTCGGCGCCTTTCTTGATCGCGTCGAAGATCGGCTTGATGAAGGACCACACGTCCTGCACGACGGTCTGGATCCCATGCCAGGCGTCATGCCAGATGTTCTTCAGCCCCTGGATCTCCCGTTTGATGACGAGGATCCCGACCTTCACGATGTCGGAGAAGATCGGCTGCAGGAAGTTCCACGCCCCGTTCACCGCGGTCTTCACCGCGGACCAGACCGTCGACCACACCTGCTGCGCGATCTGCAGTTCCATCCGGATCGGCCAGAGCCCGACCTTCACGATCGCGGTCAGGATCGGACGCAGGAACGACCACGCGTCGTTCGCGATCCGCTTCACGAACCCCCACACCGTGTCCCAGTGCTTGTACAGCTCGTAGGCGGCGATCCCGACCGCCGCGACCGCGAGGATGATCGGCAGGAACGGGAGCAGCGCCTCAGCGCCAGCGACGAGCATCTCCGCCGCCCACGACAGGGCGGCCGTCGACATCGCGATGAACGACGACACGGCCTCGGCCGCCACGGTGATGAAGTAGCCGGACTGCTCCGCAACCCAGGTGGCGCCGGACGCGAGCATCTTCGCAAACGACGCGACCGACTGCGCCGCAGCGGAGATCAGCCCCGCGACATAGACCGCGATCGCAGCAGCGAGCGCACCACCGATCACGCCGGCCAGGACCTTCGCGACCGTCGAATGCTTCCCGAACCAGTTGACGACGTCCATCGTCCAGTTGACAAGCGCCTCGAGCTTCGGGATCAACGCGACACCGATCTTCGCGCCCAGATCCTCAGTCCGGGTCTTCAACACCTGCATTTTCCCGGCGAACGTCCCCGCATACGCCTGCGCCTGACCACCGATCGACTTCGTCAGCAGGCCGATGTCACCAGCACCGGCCTTCACCGTGTCGTTGTACGTCTCCTGCGCGTGTTTCAGCGCGAGGTTCGCGGACACCATCGCCTGATGGTTCGCGACGGTCTTCCCACCCGCACGGTTGTAGTTGTCGAGCGCCTGCTTCGCTGACAGTTGCGCGGAGGCGAGGGACCGTTGCGTCGTGATCAACGCCCGGGCGCCACCAGTCGCCGTGTTCACGTTGATACCCAACGCTTTCAGCGCCCGGCCCTGACCTTCGGAGGCTTTCGCGACGAGGACACCGGCCTGCGCGAGCGAGATCTGCTTCACCCGCGCCACATCCGCGGTCAACCCCATCAGGCTCAGCGACTTCTGCGTCGACCCGGTCGCCTGCACCAGCGACTGCAACCCGGAGTCAGTGTCCGCGTAGGTGAACCCGAGGGACTGCATCTTGTTCTGCACCGCGTTGATCGGGGCCTGGAACTGGGACAGTTTCGCGCCGGTCTTCGTGATCGCGGCCTGCATCGCGGCGTGCGCCGTCTCCCATTTGTCACCGAGATGAACGGCCTCAGCGCCGAGCCCGACCGCAGCCGTACCGATCCCGAGCAGCGCCGCCTTACCGACCGACTGCAACCGTGCCAGCGACCCGCCGGACTTCTTGGAGAACCCTTCGACTTCGCCGCCGGCTTTCGCCATCGACGCGGTCAACTCTTTCGAGTCCCCGATGATCCGGACGACGATCGGGGGGGTGAAGCCTTCAGGCATCGCTAACGCTTCCAGGCATTGACCTTGTCCTTACCTCGAAGGTCGCCGCGGCTGATGTCGCCGCGTTCGCATTCCTCGACCCAGATCGTCTTGACGAGCGAGTTGCCCGGCCCGTAGCGCTGGCGCTTCGGGTAGCGCCTGACGTTGTGAAGCGCGGGCGACTCATGGGTGCCGCCGTGCGGCTCAAGTGTCCGGATGGACCGCAGGACAATGATGCGCACGTCAGGATCAGCGCCTGCGCGTGCGAGGCGACGTCGAGCCGCACGGTCCGGATACTCGATGGTGCGCTCGGCGTACTTCGGTGTCAGCATCAGCGCCCACGACCGCGCCAGCGTGTGCCAGACGGCCTTGTGAGGGTGCTCCTTCTCGACCGGGTTGTACGAGAGGTCGTCGTGGATCTCGTAGACGCGACCTTCGCTGCCGACCCCGAAGCCGCCGCCGATGGTGATGCGGTGCGGGACGAACCCAGCGCGCCACTGAGCCACGTGAATCTCATGCAGGACGTTGACCTCGAACGCGTAGCCGTCGCCATCCTGAACGGTTGTCCAAGTGAAGCCTGCGACCGGCTCGGGGAGGCCGAGATCGAACGGCACACCGAACACCATGAAGCCGTCGATGGCGACGGGGACCACGTCGATCTCGGAACTGCGCAGCGTGGTCGCGAGACCGTGCGCCAAGTCCAACATCGGCGGAGCGACCCAGAAACAGTCGGCGCGGTCGAGCGAGTCGCCGTATTCGGTTGGCCCGCGCCGGGCTTCGACGATCCCTCGGTACGCCTCGCGGAGCGAGTGACGGAGTTCGGGGACGTCTTGCGGACGATAAAGGACAGCGGTCATTTGCAACCTTCCAGGAGGGGACGGTGGCCCGGTCCTGGAACCGGGCCACCTACCCACGGGGATCAATCCGTGGGCTGACTAGTTGAGTTACGCTTTCAAACCTTCGATGACAGCCTCACGGGCCCGGTCCCACAACACGTCCCGCTCACGCCACTCCTCCCATGCCGGGCGCAACGCTGGCCGGGCCGGGAGATGCACCGAATGGTTCACGCCCGCGTCACCACCGAGCTCCTGGATCCGCGCGTAGACCATCGACGGGCCGACCATCGCCTCGTAACGCCCGAACCCGAGCCGGATCGGGCCCTCGGTGTGGTACGAGCGGCGCAAAGACCCGGTGACCACCGACGGCGGCGAACCAGGCGACGACGGTGACGGGGTGCCAGCCGGGTGCGACGTCGTGAACTGCTTCTTCACGGTCGCTTCGAGTTCAAGCGCCGCGATCCCGACCGCCCGGCCGACACCGTCGTCGACCGCTGCGGCTTTCGCTTTCAGTGCCGCGACGAGTTCCTTCGCGCCGGACACGATCTCAGCCATCCGGAGTGTCCCCCTGCACTTCCCGGTACGCCTTCTCGACCTGGATCATCCGGTCGAGCAGCCGCGCCGGTGTCAGATCCACCTGGTCAGGTGTCCAACCGAAGTAGTGCGCGGCCGTCCAGTAGTCGAGGACGCTGCGCGGCGGGAGCAGGTCAGCCGCTACCCTGCGGCCTTTGAACCACCAGATCAGCCGCTGGTAGTCCCAGTAGGGCCCACGCGGCTGCCGTCACCGGCCGGGTCCGGGTTGTCATCGGCGCCGAACAGCGCGTCCTTGTACTCCTCGCAGACCTTCATGATCGCGTCGTAGTCCGGGACCGACAACTCGTCGAGGATCCGCGGGTTCTCGATCGGCAACACCAGCGGAGCGGTGTGCTCACCTTGGTCGTCGGTCCACGACCGGGCGAACGACCAGCCGGTGATGATCATCGCGGCCATCCGCTCAGCGATGTCCATCGCGGCGACGATGCTCGCCGAGGCGTCGACCTCGTCGACTTTCTCCATGACGGCGCGCCGGTCGCGTTGCCGGATCGAGTCGATGTCCCGGAAGTCGACCCACCCGCCGGACGGCAGGGTGTGCCGTCCGGTCGGCGGGACAGCCGCCAACCTTGGTTCGGCGGTCTCCGTCTCGACCGGTGGCAGGGAGCTCGTGTAAGGCTGGTCAGTCATCCGTGGTCCTTCCATCACCCGTAAGTCCCGGTCGCCAAGCTGTTCTTGACGGTGACCCGACCCGGTGAGTAGCCGGTCCCGGCCACGTTCCCGTCGGTGAGGTTCGCGATCGCGCGCCAGTCCATCGCGTACTCCAGATGCGCCTTCCCCATGTCGGGGCTGCCGTCGATGAACCCGATCTGGTTGAAGAAACAGTCAAGCGACAGCAACCCGGCCCCGACGATGCCATTACCGAACAGCAGCTCGAACGACGGCTGAGTGTTCGCCTCGAAGTAGGTGAGGAACGTCTCGTCCTCAGCGATCACCTGGATCTTGCCGGTCACATCCAAGGGCCCGACGAACACGTCGTAGGGGGCGGTGTTCCCGTCGACGTTGTTGATGATGTCCGGGTCGCGTTTCCAGTCGATCGACCCGTCGACGATCAGCGGCGTGAGCGTCCCGCCGATCTTCAGCAACCCGATGTAGGCGGCGAGCGGCACGGTCGACGGGACGCTGACGGTCGGCAACGCGACGAGACCCGACGGGCAGCCGGACGCGGTCGCATCCCAGGACAGCATCCCGTCGGCGGTGAAGTTCAACGTGAAGTCCGTCATCCGCGCGCTGTACTGCCGGGTCACGCCCGCGCCGACGTTCGGCAAGTACAGGTCGGTGAGCTGCAGATACGACGGGGCGGTCGTGCCGGTGTTCTTCAACGCCGCCAGATGAGTGTTCGGGGTGCCGCCGGTGAAGTCGACCGCGCCGAGCATCCCGATCAGGAGGTACGGGGTGGTGTCCGGGAAGAAGTCCCCGGACAGCGAGATGTCGGAGGATGCGACACCGTCGATCAGCCCGAACGACTGGGCGACGGCCGCCCGCCAGCCGGCGTCGTTGAGACGGGTCCGGTTGTCCTTCGGGTCGAACTTCGTGACCGGCGCGTAGGTCGTCGGCCCGGCGCTGGAGGTGCCGACGGTCGTGACGACACAGCCGGCGGAGTGCGCGTTCGCGGTCGCGCCGGTCGTCAGTGTGGTGCCGACCAGCGCGGATGCGGTGACGACCTCGGTGTTCGACCCGTCGTAGATCGTGATCTTCGACGTCGCGACGAACCCGGTCGCGCTGACAAGCGGAATCGAGGTCGCGCCGGCGGTGATCGCGGCCGCGAGCGCCGAATGGCCAAGCTCACGCGCGATCCCTACGGCCCGGCGGTAACTAGCGTTGGGCACGGCTCACTCCTTCGAGTCGTCGGCCGACGCGGCCGGGGTTTCGGGCGACTGCTCGTCCGTCGGGTGGGTGCGGTGAGTGACCTTCGCGTTCTTCGGCGCCGGCTCCCAGCAGTTCAGGTCCGGGTTCCAGTCCTTGACCGGCTTCCCGGCGGCGTCGAGCCGGTCGGGCCAGTCCCAGACCTCACCTGGTGCCGGGCAGGCGCCGATATCCGGCCAGTCCCGTTCGGGCGGGCCGGTGTAGGTGAACAGCGCCATGACGGGTCTCCTCAGGCTTGGAAGAACTGGGTGACGTCGAACGTGAACTGCGCCCACTGCTGCGTCGCGCCGGAGTCGTTCTGCAACGGCTCACCCAACGTGACCGCCAGGTCCGGCTCGGCGGCGAGGAAGATCGTCGTCGACGGCTGCCCGAACGTGTGGTCGGCGACGGCCCGGTCGTGCACCGCGTCGATCAGCAGGTCAATGTCGGCCATCGCCTCGACCGGGTCGGGCAGCGTCGACTCGCAGTACACCTGCAGGACCAGGTTGTACGTCGCGTACTTCCAGCCGTCGTGCTGACCGCCGATTGAGATCCGGGTCTCGGACTGCCGGACGACGAAGATGACGAGCTGCGCGTGGGTCGGGATGCCCTGGATCCGGTTGTTCTGCCGGAAGTCGATCTCGGTCGGGAACGATGCCCAGACCTTGTCGAGCTGGTCCGGCGGGTTGGTCCATGCGCCGAGCGGGTTGAACCAGGACAGTGTCGCCGCCCGAACCTCCGACCGGCTCACGGCGGTTATCTCACCCGTCTGAATGGATCCAACAGCTTCGTCGCACGCGCGACGTCCGGGCCGGCCGGGTCCGTCGGTGCGCTCCCACCGGGCTCCGTCGCGGACCGCATCACGATCGCGGTCGACCCGCGGGACTTCAGCAACGACGACGTGAGCGAGATCACGGCCTGCTTCACCGCCGGCGGCAACGCGGACACGCTCACCCCAGCCGCGTGATCCGCCATCAGTGGCGCTACGAGCGGGAGCGTCAGGTCACCGGTCGTGTAGGTGCTCGCGACCTGGATCTGCTCGCCGCTGTTCACGTCGTCGTACACCTGCAGCGTCGACCCGGGGTAGATCCCGAGGACCGAGGCCACGTCGATGCTGCTGTCGCCGACTGTGGCCGGGTCGGTGCTGACCGTGTTGGGGTAGCCGTTGACGTAGTTCACCTGGACAAGCACCCGTGACCCGATCCCATATGCGAGGTAGGCGTTGCCGAGCTGCGGGAGGCTCGCCACGGGGATCTCTAGCGTTGACGCGCCGATCACCAGGTCGGCGGCCTGCGCCGACGTCAGCGGTGCCATCAGCGAAGGTGTCGGCCCGACGGAGATCGCGTCGATCTCGAGGATCGGTTTGCGGTTCAGCGGGACGATGACGGTGCCCCACCGGTTGACCCGGTATCGCGCGATCGGGTCGATGTCGAGGGTCGCGGCGAGGACCTGCCGGCAGATGTTGTCGGCCCATGACGACGCCCGGGCGATCACGTTCGCGAGCTCGGCGGCGTTCTGGGCCTTGGTGCCGCCGGAGACGAGGTTGTCGGTGTTGACCGACGTCGGTGCGTTCTGGTACTCGGCCACCGTCAGGTACGGCGTGGCGGCGGCGTAGGTCGTGACCTGCGGGTTGATGGCGAGGCTCACGGTGCGCCTCCGGTCAGCCTGGTCACATGCTCACGGGTCTGGGCGTGCAGCTGCTCGTTGTGGTCGCGGGTCGCCCGGTGGTGCTTGACCTGCTCACGGTTGTGCCAGACCGCGAGGAACGACCCGGGCAGCACCAGCCCGATGAAGCAGCTCGGGACGTTCCCGTTGTCGAGGTAGTCGACGAACCCTTGCGCGCGGGCACCGCGCACGAACAGCCAGGTGGCGAGGGCACACCAGACGACCGCGATCAGACCGAGCAGCCAGAGCCGCCACCGGGCGCGCATCGGTCAGGACTTGGCGGCGGTCTTCTTCGCCGGCGCCTTCTTGGCGGGCGCGGCCTTGCGTGCGGTCCGCTTCCGAGGCGCGGCGGTCTTCGGGCCGCCGTGCGCCCCGACGTACTCAGCGACCTCGTCCTCGGTCGCCGGGCGCCACTGGTCGGGACGGCGAAGGTAAACCTGCCCGTCGTACTCGCTGACGTCGAAGATGGGACCGCCGTCCGCGCTGACCTGCGGCGGGTCGGTGATCGAGACGAGGTACATGAGTCGGCCTTTCGGTAGGAGTGACTGCGGCGGCCGGGCCGGTGACATCCCGGCCGCCGACAGCAACTAGACGGGCTATCCGACAGCGGTCAGGACACCGCACGTAACCGGAGCGCGGCACACCAGCGTCTCGACGCTGGACGTGTCCCACTGCTCGGCCGGCCCGACGCCGCCACCCTGCGTGAGCGCGACGCCGTAGTCCTTCTGGCGGACGTCACGCAGGCACCGGACCGCGAAGTTGTTCGCGATCCCCGCGTTCGGGTACGGGATCCGGTCGGAGGCGAAGATCGCCATCCCATCGGGGACCCACGGGTCGACGTCGATCGCGATGGTCTCGCCGGTCACCCGGGAGATGTACCGCGATGCCATCACACCGACCGTGATCCCGCTGCGGTTGGCGCCGTCGGGCATCAGGTAGGTGACCGCCGCGTTCGACCCCATCGACGCCGAACCGATCTCCTGCGCGACCCGGGCGTTCGTGACGATCCGGGTCGGTGTGAGCTGCGCCGCGTTGAAGATCGCGAGCAGCATCGAGTCGATCTGGGTGACGCCCTGCGCCGTGCCGGTGAGGGCAGCGCCGCCGAGGTCGGTCCAGGTCGCACCGGAGCCGGTGCCCGAGCCGGGCGTGACGATCGAGTTCGACCCGTAGTCACCGAGGATCGACGCGATCATCCCGTTGTAGCTCGACGCCGAGGACGTGGTGTCCGCGGCGTAAGGCACAGCGGTCGGCGCGGTCTGGAACAGCCCAGGCAACGCCGGCAGGGCCTGGTTCGCCACCGGTAGCGACGTGATCAGGCACGTCGGCGCGGTGACCGTCGTGTAGTAGAAGTAGGTGCCGGACGACGGCCCGACCCACACGTCGTAGGCGACCGCACCCTTCAGCGCCGGCCATGATGCGGTGACCGTGTTCGTCGAGGTGCCGCCACCGGTCGTGACGGTCGCGTCGGCGGTCGCCACACCACCGCCGGCTGCCTGGCCGAGACCGCTCGCACCCCAGTAGTAGTTCAGGGCGGAGCGTGCCGCAACCTTGACGTGGACCGCAGTCGACAGCGCGATCGTGCCGCCGGTCGTCGCGGTCGTCGGGGTCGACTGGGCGCTGATCGTGTGCAACGCCCAACCCTGCCCGCCGATGATCGCCTTGTTGTCCTGGATCCTCCACTGCATGAGGGTCTGGACAGAGGCGATCGCTTTCGCGTCCTCGTAGTTCTTCGCGAGGTCGATCGCGTCGTCGGTGACCTCACCGGAAACACGCACCGGCAGGTAGGGAGCGAACACGTCCTGCTCGCTGACGTTGATCAGGTAGCCGCCGGTGTCGAGGCCGACGAACGGGCCAGGCTGCCCGCTGTTCACGTTGAGCAGCGCACGCCAGGCGGCGTTCTTCGACCCGTCGCCGTTCTCACGCGGCGTCGCGTCGTAGGTGGGGGTGTTGACCGGGACCTGGCTGACGAGCGAACCGAGGTCGTAGCCGTAGAGGCCGGTCGTTGCGTTCACGCCAGCCGTGGCGGCCTTGGTGAACGCATCCTTGAGACCTTCGAGGGTCTCCGCGGTGATGCGGTCGAGATCCATGATCGTGTGTCCTCCTTCGAGGCAAGCGGAAGTACGCCGTCACCCAAGGGCTCGGCGTGAGAAGAGCGGGTGGGTCTAGCTGGTGAAGCGCTCGAGAACGTCAGCCGGCGAGGACTGCTTGAACCTCGGCGCGGCGAACGGAGACTGCGTGACCTTCATCTGCTCGACGAGCAGCTGGGACTGCAGCGCAGCCTTCTTGATCGGGTCGGCCTCATCCTCGGCGGCTTTCGTCAGGGCTGCGAGCCCGTCGGAGTTGTCGTCGGGGGTTCGTGCCGCGAGACCGGCCGTGCCGTTGGCGCCGTTGAGCAACGGGCCACCAGCTGCCGGGTGCTTCTCCACTGTTGCGAGTCGCTCTTCGAGCGGGGCCATTGCCGCCTTGATGACGGCCTCTGTCTGGCCCTGCTCCTTCAGCAGGTACTCACCGATCGTGGAAAGTGCGTCGACGACGGCCCTGGTGCGGTCCGCGGACTTGGCCACGGTGCTGTCAGTGTCGTCGTCTTCGGGGGGAGCCTGGACGGTGTCCGTTCCCGGGATCACCGTCGAGTCAGGGGCTGCGGCGGGAGCAGCAGCGGCGGCGGTCGTGTCCGGTGCGGCGCCGGTGTCCGTGGCGGGAGCCGCGTCGGCCGTCGCGTCCGCACCCGTGGTGTCGTCCGCACCTTGCGCGTCGCCGCCGGCGGGCGGCTCGGGAGCAGCGATCGGGGACAGATCGCCCGGGTCGATCGTGCCGACGAGCTGCCCGTTGGCGTCGAAGACCGCCATCTGCGGGTCGCCCTTCGCCTTCGCCACCGGCTCCGCCGCGGGGGGAGACGCTTCGGGTTCCGGTGCGGGCGCCTCGACGGCCGCGGCCGGCGCAGGATCGGGCGGGGTGTCGGCGCCCTTCGCGACGTCCTCCTCGACGACAGGCGGCTCGAGTTCGGCGGTCTTGGACACTGGGGCCTCCTCGGGGGCCTGCGGGAGTGTGGACAGAACGTTCTGCAACGACTCGACGGCCGTGCGGATCGCGGACTCGTTCGCGGCGGACAGCACCTTGCCGGCCTTCAGTAGCGGGGTCCAGCCTTCGATCGCGTCGAGACCAGCCACGTCGATCGCAGCCGCAGTCTTCGTGATCGCTTCGATCGCCTCGGTCGCGGTGTCGACCTCGTTCTGCTCAGCGACCGCGTAGGGCGCGAGCACCGAGATCGCGTAGTCGATCGCGCAACCGGCGTCGTCGAGGTTCCAGCCGTTGTCGGCGTCGGACGGGTCGACGGTGTCCGCTTCCATCCACTCCCGGTCGGCGAGCTCGCAGAGCGCGTTCTTCGCGCGGGACAGGATCGCGGACCACTTGACGGCGGTCGCCGCGTCGATCGCCTCCCATGCCGGACTGCCGGGCTGCGCCGGGTCGCCGGGCGCGTCTTCACCGGTCTCGGCGAGCGTGACGGTCGGGTCGAGCCCGTCGACACCTTCCCCGTCACCGTCGGCCTTGATGACAGGCGCGTCGGGCTCGATCTCAGCGGTCTTGGTCACGGTCGTCTCCTTGAGTGAGCCGTCGGCGTTCCAGTTGTCGGGGATCGAGCTGCTCTTGCCGAGCGCCTTCGCGCGTTTGATGACGTGCCGGCGGATCGCGTCGTGATCGGCGCCGCCGCGGCCGACCGCGTGGATCGCCTTATCGAGGTCGTCCTCGTCGGCGATCGGGTACGACTCGTCTTTCATCGCCTGACCGTTGGCGGCCATCGCGCGCTTCTCGTCGGCGTTGTACTTCGCCTTGATGAACGCCTCGTAGCCGGCCTTCGCGAACACCTCGAGCGGAGTCGGGATGGGCGCGGCTTCCTTGAGCAGCTCCTCGACCTGGTCGTGGCTGAGCAGGCTGTCGCCGGACTTCATCAGCAGGAAGGTGGTGCCGTTCGCTGACCGCTTGACGAGATCGACGCGTGGGATGTCGGCGTCGTAGGCCTCGAGCAGATCCTCGTCCGGCTGCGTCATGAGCTGGCCTTCCTTCGCTTCGCTTTGCCCTGCGGTGACATGCCATCGATCCGGCCGGACTTCGCGAGGTTCCAGGCGACCTCGTCGCAGATCCCACCCAACAGCCAATCGCCGGCCTTGATCACGGTGTCCCCGACCTGCCAGTCCGGACCCCGATACACATACGATTCGGTAACCGTGAAATGGCCTGATGTGCCGTCTGCATGAAATAGCCCGACCTCGCGGGCGCCGGACTTCATGAACGACCAGGCGGCCTTCTCGAGCTCTTCGGTGGTGAAGAAGTCGCGTTTGCCGTCGGCGCCCTTGATGATCCGGTCGGACGGGCCGGCCTGGTAGGCGAGGCCGAGGACGTAACGCTGCTCGGTCATGCTCAGAAGTGGATCCGGGTCGTGTTGCGCGCGGACAGTTCGACGATCCACGCGAAGACCAGGAACGCGAGCCCGAGCGCGACGAGGTTGACCCGGGCCGCCACGTTGAATGCGGCGATGGCGAACAGGACCAACGCGACCAGCGCTGCCAGAAAAGCGAAGACGTCCATGGTGGTTCTCCTCAGCTTGTGGTGTCGACGATGACGCCGGCGGCGGCGAGCGCACCGACCAGGGACGCGAGAGCAGCGTTGCCGCCTTTGCTGCCGGTGACGGTCGGTGGGGTCTTGTTGACGATGGCGGGGTAGAGGGTGATCACGTTCCCGACGCCGTCGCGGATGTAGAGCACGCTCGCGGTGGACTGGAATGGGGCGATCCGGCCGGTGACGAGGATCGGGGCGTTGTTGCGGAGCTGCGCGCCGTTCCCGTCGAAGATGGGGGCTTGGTTGCGGCAGGCGGGGTCGGTGTAGACGGGGACGCTGCCGCTGACGCCGTAGGGCCCGGATTCGGCGGGAAACGTGTTCACGGGGTCTCCTCGGGTGGGATGCTGCGGCGGTGACGTGCCCGACGCCGGACGAGTGCGACTGGCGGACCACCGACGAGCTCACTCACCGGTGCGCGAAGTGCGGGCTGATCGATCATCAGGCGACGCGGTTCCTGCGCGAGTGGCTCAGTCGGACTCTGTCCCGGCGTCAGTGCCAGTGATCGGAGCGCAGCTACACCTGCACGCCGGGTGAATCGGTGGTACGGCGCTGTCGTCGTCGAGGTCGTAAGGATTACCGTCCTCAAGGTCCGCGCACTCATCGCACGCGTCCGGCGAGACAAGGATCTCGTACTGACCGAGCCCCGCATCGAGGTAAGTCTTGATGCTCGCCGCTGACACGGCCCGGTCGGTCTCAGTTCGGGCTACAAGTTCCGCGCGTGACGCCTGATCACCCATGACCTGCGCCAGCGACGCGGTGATCGTCGCCACTGAGTCACCGGCCGCGACACCATCAGCAAGAGCGGTCCCCATCTGTGAGAGCACCGTGTCGGTGATCCCTTTCACGGTGATGTCGGCCTGCGCGAGCAGATCCGACCAGCCGCCGTCGGTGAGCAAGGCCGCGGCTTTCGGGTCGCCCGGTGTCCAGGCGTCCCAGAACTTCCCCCAGTCGACATCGCCCTGTGTGCTGTCTGGCAGCAGGTCACGGAGTGTGGCGGTGACTGGGGTGCCGGTGGCCTCGGCTGCGGTGCCGGTGCCGGTGACGATCCCGTCGGCGTAGATCGCGCGGATCGCGTCGAGGAGGTCGTTGATGTCGGGGTCGGTGTTGTTCAGCAGGTAGTCGCGGGCCGCCTGGCGCTCGACCGGCGTCGCGGTCATCGCTGCGCGCTCCAACCCTGGTCGACACCGTTCACGCTGACCCGGAAAGCCGCCACGAACGGCCGCCGGTGCGGGCGAGCCCACAACCCGGCGCATTCTTGCAACTGCGCCGACGGCTGATCCCACAACACCAGGAACTGACAGCACATCCCGCACTGCACCCGGATCCCGGTCACCTCAACCACGATCTGCGCCAACCGCGGATCAGCCACCCGACACCGCCCGGTAAGACTCGATCAGCCCCTCGAGCGCCGCAGGGTCAACCAGCGACGCCAACGCAGCCTTGACCTTGACGGCATGGAACTCGACCGCCCGGTCATCCAGACGGCGGATCGGCGCATCATGCCAACGCGTGTGAACGCCTTTTGGGCCAGCATCAGCGGCGGCCTTAGCCACATCCTCAGACGACGGCAGCGCGTCGAGCACCAGGTCGAGCGAGTCGGCGAGCTCCGCACGGACCGCCGGATTCCCGACCAACAAGGCCGGATCCCACCAGGCGATCGACTCGACCAGATCACCATCAGGATCGTCCGGGTTCACACCCGCAGCCCGGTTCAGCAACGGCACAGCATCCTCGGACGGCACCGTCGCGACGAACCCCTGGTAGACACCGTTCGCTGACGTCCACCCCGAAGTCATCGCGACCTCGACACCCACCAGGCCCGTCTCTTCCGCCCATTCGCGGCACGCCGCAGCCTGCGGGTCCTCACCGGTCTCGACATGCCCCCCGGGGAACTCCCACATCCCGGACGCCGGATCCGTCGGATCAAGGCCGCGCTGCAACATCAGCACCCGGCCCGAGTCCTCCGCGACCACCGCGAGACCCGCGGCGATGATCTCGCCGGCGGCCTTCCGGATCTGGCTGCGGACCCGGTCGTTGTATCGGTGCGCGGTGACGGGGTCGAGCGCGGTGAACGTGAAGTCGCGCCACTTCCCGTCGCGTTTGCGGGCCTTGATGAACCTGCTGAAGGCAGCGAGCTCGTCGGCGCCCTTCACCACCCCGGTCATCCCGCGGGCGTCGTCGTCCTCGTCCTCGTCGTCCTTCGGTGCGCCCCGCAGGTCGTACCCGGTGATCCCCGTCGCGGCGGTCACACCCTCGGTCGCGGCCTTCGCCACCGGCGGCGGCACGATCTCCGCCGTCTGCTGCTCCGGTGCGCCCGTCGTGTCGACCGGTGCACGAGTGAAGTCCGTCTGTCCCGGCAGTTTCACCGGCACCACGCCAGGGATACCGCCCGGGAAGTCAACCGCCGGGATCGGCACGTCATCCGCCGGCGCGGCCGTGTCCGGGTCGATCGGGCCCGACGCAGCGACGATGTCGACCAGCGGGATCGGGCCCTGCTTCCCACCCGCGTAGAACCGCGGCACCGGCCGGGTGTTGTCGGTCGGCAACCCGAGCAGCGCCTCGCGGCCCTCGTCAACCGAAGCCATCCCGGTCTCGATGTAGACCTGCCACGCCTGAGCCTCGGTGAGCCGGTCCTCCTTCTCCTGCCCGTCGTCGAACTCGACCTTCACCGGCAGACCGAGATCACGCTGCAGGTAGTTCGTGAGCAGCTTCTCGACGAACCGTTGCACCGGCCGGTCGTTGACCCGGAACTGGACGTCCATCTGGGTCTCGCCGTTGGCGAGGTTGACGTCCATCGTCAACCCGAGGTCGTTCGGGACCACACCGAACGCCGCGCAGGTCCGGCGGATCAGCGCCAGCTGGAAGTTCTCGTCGAACGTCGCGTCGCGGGCCTGGCTGAACTTCATCGTCGACTCGACGAGCTTGATCTGCCGGATCGCTTCCTGGTCGCCGATCATGAACGCATCCCAGTAGGCCTGCCACTCCGCGACCTGGTCCGGTGTCGTCGCGTTCGTCGGCGCGGTCAGGAACCCGGCGGGCATCGACCCGGCCGTGAAGTAGTTCAGCATGTGCCACTGGAACCGCAGGTCGTTGTTCGCGGTCAGCAGGATCGTCTCGATCGGCGCCAACCCGTAAGGCGAGTCGGTCTGCGGCCGGAACGGCGCGTAGATCAGGTCATCGGTGGTCAGGTCATCCCACGGGATGCCCTTGATGATCTGCGCGTAGGCGGGCGCCGGCGGCGCGGGCTTCCGGCCGTGCTCGTCGATGTACGGCGTGACCGACGTCCCGTCGACGACCTCGAGCCCGATCACCTGCCCGGCGCGGTTCCGGCGCCGGTACAGGCAGCCCGCGTCGTACCGGAAGACGCCGTCCATGAACTTCGCGAGCCACAGATCGAACGGGAGCTCACGGTCGGGGGATTCCAACGCGGCCCGGGCCGCCTTCATCGGCAGGTCGACGTCGCCCTCAGAGACGTCCGACGGCTTGAACTGCAGGTCCATCGATCGCAGCGAGTCGATCTTGTGCGCGATGCACGTCTGCGCGATGTCGTAGGCGTTGATGATCGCCCGGAGCGTGTCGAACGACGGCCGGTTGTACGCAGCGCGGGGCTGCGTCGTGATGTTGACGCCAGCCGGGTAGTCGAACCCACGCGGCCGCCGCGAGTAGCCCCAGATCGGGTTGAGCGGCCGGCCGGGACCGAACGTTGACGTCCAGCCCATGCCTTCGGATGCCATCGCGGTGTCGATCGCGGCTGGCGTCGGGCCGCTGGCCGCACCGGCCTTCGCGATCGCGCGGCGGTCACGGATCGTGAACGGCTCACCGTTCGGTTTGAGGAGCTGCGGCCGGGCGACGATTTCAGCGGTCAAGGCTGACCGCCTTCCGGGTCTTGGTCGTTGCGGCTCTCGACCGCCAGTCGGTGTGGGTCACGGTCGCTTCACCGGCCGCTTCGCGTCGCTTCAGATGTTCGAGGAACGCTGAGCCGGAGCTCGTGATCGTCCAGCACGCCTGCATCACCGTGTCGCCGGCGTCGGGTGAGCGGCCGAGTCGTTTCTTGATGTCGTCCTTGGCTTCGACCTGGATCTTCCCGCCGGACATGATCTTCCAGCGCGGTGCGCAAAGGTCGCCGGTCAGTTCCGGGTCGGGTGGCAACGCGAGCGTCGCACCGAACGCCGGGTCGAGCATCTCCCGCAGGTTCCACCAGGCCGCGGCGCGGGTGTTCAGGAAGTGCAGCTCACCGGACCGGTCCGTCAGGTGCGCGATCGCTTTGCTCTCGGAAGCGTTGAACGCCACCACGAGCTTCTTTTGCTCCCGGAGCTGGTCGACGACGCCACCACCGACGCCGATCACGTCGACGATCGCTTGCATCCCGTCGTTCGCGTCGAGGATCCCGACGACCTGCCCGGTGGTTTGGGTGGTCGCCTGCTTCGTGTGCCGGCGCAGCTCGAGGACGATGTCGCCGTGCTTGGGTGCGAGGACGGTCTGGTCTTCGCCTTCGCGGGCGACGTCGACACCGAGCGCCATCGGCCCTTCGAGGACCCGGCCAGCGTCGGCCCATGCCTGCCAGCGTTCGTTCGCGAGCTCAACCCATTCCAGCGGGATCACACCGTCGGTGTCCGAGGTGTGGAACTCGCCGAGGACCCGGTTCGCGTACACCGCCGACGTTTCGCCCCACTGCGCGCGGCGTTGCTGCACCCATTCGGAGGTGACGCGGCCGGCCCGGACCGTCTCCTCGACGGTGACGTGCCGGACCCACCAGTCCTCAAGCCCGGGTTTGCGGGTGTGGATGTCGTAGAACCGGCCCGACGGCTCACCTGGGGTTGAGGCGGCGAACGCGAAGGCTTCCATCGGCGCGTCGTCACCGGCACCGGAGAACGCGCCTTCAGCGGCGTCGAACGTGCCGGCGGCGATCGACTTCGACTCGTCGAACACGTACAGGACGCTGTCGGCGTGCACACCCTCGATCAGCGCCGGCTCATCGGAGGCGACCGCGAACGCCTGCCCGTGCGCGAGCTTGATGTTCAACGTGAGCAGCTGCGTGCGTGGGTCCCACGGCTGCACGTCGAGGACATCCCAGCGGATCCGCCGCGCCCATTTCTGGATCTCCGGCCACAGATACCGCTCGAGCTGCCGCCACGCACCGGCGGTCGTCGCGGCCTTCCAGTCGACCGCGCTGGCGTTGCGGGTGGCGGCGAACCACAGCACCAGGATCGCGGCGGTCGTGGTCTTCCCGAGACCATGCGGGCCACGCTCCGCGACGCGCCGATGCTCCGGGACCGCGGCGAGCGTCTCAGCCTGGTAGTCCGTCAGCCCTTGACCGGACGGCCAGCGGATGCAGTCGGTGGCGAACCCGACCGGGTCGTCGTACAGCGGGTGCGTCGACACCCGTGACGGGGTGAGATCACGAACCTGCTGCTGCAACTCCCGCAGGTAGCGCAGCCTTTCGAGATCCGCCTCGACGATCAGGGCCGGCGGTTGGCGGGTCATTCTCGGCAAGACGCGCCTCCAGCTCGGCGATCGCCTGCTCGGTGACATCCCGGGTGAGCACGGTGACCTCGGACTGGGTCGGTGCGTACAGGCCCTTGATCTTCGCTTCGTGCTCGGCGAGGCGGACCAGTTCACGCATCGCGGCGAGCACATGCCGCCAGTCCCGTTCGGTGAGCTCACTGTCGGGGTCGGTGATGACTTTCCCGTCGCTGACCATCACGTGCGAGGAGCGGAGCACACCCCACGCGACGTGGCGGAGCGCTTCGATCTCGAGGAGCTGCGCGGCGACGTACTGCTCGCCACCGTCGCGGCGGACCGCGTCGTGCGCCCGGTGCACAGCCTCGTAGACCGCGGACTTCGACATCTTGAAGTGGTCGGCGGCGTCGTACCCGGTTTTGGTTCGGTCGGAAAGGTAGATCGCGATCTCACGGTCGCGTTCGGCGGTGGCGTAGCTTGCCCGGAACCTGGTCGAGTTCGACGCTGGTGAGCCGTTCTGGCGACGTGGCATCAGTCCACCTCGTCGTGTCGCGGGTCGGTGTAGATGTCGGCCAGGGTCTGGCTGCCGGTGTTCCCGGACGGCAGGAACCCGAACGGCCGGTCACCATCAGCGGCGTCGTCTTCGGTGGGCTCGGACTCACCGGTCCGCAGGTCGAGGTCGAGAAGCTGACCGCCGAGCAGCGAGAGCCGGAAGCGCATCAGGCCGTCCCGGGTTGTAGCGCAGGCTGGATTCGAACCAGCGATCTCAGGCTTATGAGGCCTGCGGGGACGGCCGAGCTCCCCTACCGCGCTGAGCGTGAAAAACGACGCCCTACCCGGATCCGGGTATGCGTCGCTTGACGGGAAGTACACATCGCGTCACGCGACGTGTCAAGAAACGTGGTTGGTTCGCGCGTGTCGGCACGGCCACTCGACGAGGCAGGTCTCGCAGACGGTCCACGACTTGCGGCGCGCACCGCGAGGGTGGATGACGGCCAGCGCCGGGGCGTGGAGGTAGTGCTTTTCGGCGGATGGGATTCGGCCGTCGCGACGCCCGGCGCGGATCAGAGATCGCGCTTGGTCGAGGGTGACACGGAACTGGTCGGCGATCGCTTTCGATGTCGGTTCGCCGGCCTTGACCGCGGCCTGGTAGGTGACGGCGACATCCGCGATCAGGTCGCGACGCGCTTGGTCGCGTCTCAACTGGCGACCAGCTCGGGCTGGCTGCGTTCGATCCGGTCGGCGAGGAATCCGCCTTCGTTCCGCAAGTTCCAAGCGGGGCGGCCACGGAGCCTGGTGCCGTAATCGGCCTCGGGTGGTTCGCAAAGCCCTGACTCGCAGACCACGAACCAGTCGACGTCATCGGGGCCGCATTTCGTGATCGGCAGTGGTTTCCCGGCCGAGTCTTTCGGTGTCATCGCGCGTACCCGCAGTGTTTCGGCGCCACCGGCCGGGTGCTTCGACGTGCGGCCGCCGCACCACGGGCAGGTGGCTTTGAGGAGCTGCCCGTCGCCGAACAGGCCGAGCAGGGTGTGGGCGCGGAAGATCAGGTTGTCGCAGCGGGCTTCGACTGTGGCGTGCACGGTCCGGGCTTTCGGGAGCAGGTCGAGGACCCGGTGCAGGTATGGGCGGGGGTCTTCGAACGCCCAGGTTGCTTGCCGTGGTGGTGTGGTTCGGGCGGCGAGGCTGACGAGGCGGCACATGTCGTCGGCGGCGTCGGAGATTTCGGCGATGAGGTCGGCGATGTCGAGGTCGAGCGGTGCTGGTGATTCGCCGAGGGGCATGGTGCTCGCGACGCCGGTGTGCCGTTCGAGCCAGATCTGGGCGCCGATCTCGGCTCGTTTCTCGGCGGAGAGCTGGGGTGGGATGTAGATCCGGTGGGTGCCGGGTTGCAGGTTCGCGGTCAGCCAGGTAAGCGCGGTCAGTAGTTCGGTGACGGCGGTCTCAGCCGCGAAGGCGGTCACCTGTGACCCTCGACTGTAGGTTGATAGTTACGCGTAACGACAGCCGTGGAACTACCCGAAGGGCATTCCGGGTACAACCACCCTCCCCGCCCCCCGTTCGCCTCAGCGCGGCCACAGGAGCCCACGGCAATCGCCACCGTGGTCACGGCCCCGGACGTCACCGGGCGGCCGCCCGGGCCGCGGCGACATGACCAGGCACCAGCAACGCGTCCGCCGCATCCGGTGGCTTCGATGGGCCAGCCGGCGCCGTCGCCTGCGCCAACAACGCGACCTGCTGCTGCTGCAACCCGAACTGCGCCGCCATCAACGACACCTGACGCTCAGTCGCCGACGCCAACGCGACCAACGCCGCTGCCTGCGTCAACGCGATCCGATCCGAGAAGTTCAACGCCCGCTGACCACCCGGCCCCTGCACCTTCCCGACCGCGATCTGCAGCGTCTCGTTCAACCAACCCTCAGCCGTCCGCAACGGATGCAAAGCCCGGTCCATCTGCTGCTGGTTGATGAACGCCACCGCAGCCGCGACCGGGCAGCCCTCACCGCAACCTTCCGCCGTGCACTCGGGCAGGTGCTCGAGGATCTGCTCGGCATCCGGCGGGGTCTCGCCCTCGGCCGGCTCGGTCAGGGTCTCGGTCGTCTCATCGGTGATCGTCACAGGAACTGCTCCTTGGGTTCGATGGTGGTCGCGGGTGGTTCGATCGGAGGGTCCGGCTGGTTTGTGGTCCGCTGGGCGGTCAGGGTGGTTCGGATGGCGTTGATGTGGTCGGCTGGGTGGTTGCTGCCGCCTCGTGGGATGGCGGTGACGGGGGTGGGCCAGTGCTGGTCGATGACGCAGCAGTGCCATTGGCCGTCGGGTCGTTGGATGCGGGAGCCGTGGTCGGGGCAGGCGGTGGCTTCGGTGTAGGGGGTGGGTTGGTATTGCTCGGCCCAGTTGATGGCGGCGGGTGTGCGGTGGCTGGTGATTGCGGCGCGGTCGATGGCTTGGTGGCAGAGGGTGAACGGGTCGCGCGGGTCGGTGGCGAGCTGTTCGGTGGCCGATGTGGTGCCGGATGGGTCCCAGTCGTCGCGGAGCTGGACGAGTAGGCGGGCGAGGCTGAGGGCTTGCTGGGGAGTGAGAGTCATCGTCGGTCGTCACTTGGTTCGGTGAAGCAGCGGGGGCAGAGCGGATCGCGGTCTTCGGGTTCGTAGTCGACCCACAGTTGGTCGGTGGCGAGTCTTGCTCCGCAGAGTGTCTTGCCGAAGTTGCCGTCGTACTCACGGACGTCGGTGTTGGTCGAGTAGCGGCCTTGGACGCGGAGGTGGGGTTTGGCGTGGGGGTCGCGTCGGTGGACGGTGAGGTCGAGGGTGCCGGCGGCGCGGACGGTGTCGGTGGCCATCAGAACGGCGGCTCGTCGGTGGGACGGCCCGGCGCCCACGGGTCGATGACGGCGGTGGTGGTCGCGCGCGGTACGGAGCTAGATGATTCTTCACCTACAGAAGAACTACTACGGGCCGGGCCGGGCCGGGTTGCGCGCGCGTGGGGGGGCGCGGCATTGGCGTTCCCCACGGCGTTCGGAACGCTGTCCGTCACACCGTTCGGAACGGTCTCTGGAACGCCGTTCTCGTGGCGTTCCCGCCAGCGTTCCTTTCGCGTTGCTGCGGCCTTGCGGTTCTCCTCGACTCGCGCTCGGGACGGTTGCCTTTCGCCCCATTCGTGGAATTGGTACCCACCGTCGACCTTGAGCCAGAAGCCGGCGCGGACGAGCTTCTCGGCGAGTGCTGGACCCCCGAAGACGCGGACCATCTGGTCGGGGATGAATCCGTCGGTCAACTGCTGTGCGCACCATGATCCACTTCGCACCCACATGCCTACGGCGGCGTTGCCTACCCGGATGGTCTTCGGGTGTAGGGCGAGGTTGTCGTCGACGCGGAACCAAGGCATCAGCCCGTGGCCTCCTGCTCGTGTTTCTGGGTCCAGCGGCCGGCGGTCTCACCGCGGCGGAAGGCGATCAGGTACTCGGTGCGGTGCAGGAGCCCTACGGCGACGACGTCGATGCGGCGCTGGCATGCCCATCTGGCGTAGTCACCGCGGACTTGCTCGCGTGCGGCGACCTCGTAGACCACCAGGTGCTCGGGGACGATGACGGAGCCGCTGGTCGATCCATAGCGGGTGCGGATCCGCCGGCGCATCTCTGCCGTTGTGAGGGCCATCAGGTCACGCTTTCCGGGGAAGTTTGCCCTTTTCCGCTCTGTTGCTTCTGGGGTAGGGACGACGGTCATGCGGTGCTCCCAACAACGGAGGTCCACGGCCCGGTAAGGGTCTGGTACTGCTCGGGTGTGATCAGGTCGCGGGTTAGTTCGGCGAGCCCCGCATCCAGCGCCGCAACCCGCGCCGCATCCCACGCCGCATCCCGCGCCGCACCCCACGCCGCACCCCGCGCCGCACCCAGC